GGGGGTGCCTAGCCGTTATACGACTAGGCAAATAAAGTTTTATCCGTGCCGGTCAGTGCCTTGGAAGGGCATATTGTCGCACCGGTTACAGAACCCTGTTTTTTGTTTTGATGTGTTTCCTTCTCACACCAGGAGGGTCCAACCCCTCCATAATCGCTAAGAAACCAACCTAGAACAGGATGCTATCGCAAACACCCTGTCTAGCCGTAGAACATCCATGGTCCATACGCTGTAGATGAGAAACCCTATCAAAAGCCCACTTAAGGCCGGAGGCAAGAGACCCTACGAGGAGAACTCGTAGCCTGTACTTAAACCTTTTCGTCGCTCGCCGAAGCCAACGCAATTCTTGTCTCCTTCTGTACTTCGAATAGGATTTGACATTTTCAGTGGTCACGCGTCTAATTTCACTGGCTCGTCTAGAGTCTCTCCAGCTTTGGGTCGGATATCCCGGCCCTTATTAGAAAGGTGATCACCTAACCAGTTGTCATCCTGGTTACGTTTAATCGGAGTAGATGTGTACGCAGTATTCCTGCGAGATCCCTGCTTCATACTCAAAGCAGAACCGGGCCTGAGAGACGGTCCCGACGCTGACAACTTTGTGGTCTCGTTGTCATTTCCTCCTTTCGGCTTTGACACCTCGGACTTGCGTCTTTGGCTTTTCCCAACACTGAGAGGCGGGGCGATACCTCTGATTGGGTGTGTCTCTACCTTAGGAGGGACGATGTTCACTTTGGATTTGGTGCACAATTGAGGATTGCTCTCCATCCTGCTTGTGTCAAAGGTAAACTGAACGTATGCTTCCACTGCCTTGATGCTCGACAGTAACGTCCGTTGGTAACCTACTTCCAACTCAATCAGACGCGCTGGTTCTGACTTGTAATAGCGGTGTCTCGTACCCACGTCGTACCCCCAGTACGCATGACATCTTGCATACGATTTTTTGGTAGGTATTCCGGAATTAGTGATACGCACCCTAAAAGGCTCGTGATCCGAGTTGAGTTGGTGGTGGACTGAAAATATCATGAGGCAGGGTCTTCCTGCTCCCGGCGACCATGACAAGGTCTGTCCGCTCATGACTTGAAAGGGTCCATCCACGTTTGGGTTTACCAGTTCTACGGTAACGTGTCCTGGAATTGCCACACCAATTGTTGGTGCTAGTGAAAGGATTACGTGTGTATAATTAAGCGCAACACTGTTGCCTTTGGCAGTTGTCTTGGCATAGTCGGTTATTTTACTCATTATACTGGCAGGTATGAGAGGAGCTTCAGTCACTCCAGACCTGCATTTCCAATCAGTATAACGGTTCTTAAGGACCTCTTCTCCTTTATTTGTCTTGGCCAAATCCTGTACGTTTTCCACTTGAACAGCCATCTCAAATCTCTCTATGTTGATCGTAGTCTTACAGTCTTTGCTTGCTTGGATTCAATTAGTCTTTGAAGAGCGAGATTT